GAAGATTAGTAGACATACCCCAATTAGCTCTTCTCAACTGTCTCATTCTCTCAGACAAACTACCTTGAAGGTAATTCATCTCAGGTCTTTCTGAGAAAGTTAAGAAAGCATCCTTGAATATACCCTTATTTCTTTCAGAGATATAAATCCCTAAAGAAACAGATACATCCATAGGAAGACCTTGCATACTACCACTGACATCACATACAGGAATAATCCTTTCTGTGCTATCAGACATATAGTCTGGTAAAGCATTCCACTGAGCTTCTATTGCTGTTACATCATCTCCATTCTTAATTGCTTGATACAATTGATGAGGAAATAATACACCTGCATTAATCTTCTGTTTGCCTGCTTGAACATCAGTAATAAAGTCACTATATCTTTGACCATCATGGCCAATAAAAGCACTTCTATACTTGTTCATAGCAATTGAAGGTACCTGAGAGTAATTAATCTCAGACCATTCATTAGCACACATTTGAGTTTCCACTACTTTGGTCATAGACACAAGTTTCTTTCTGAAATCTTTTGGACTTACATTAAGATACTTATGCATGGCTACAAACCATTCACCTTTTCTTGGAAACCATTTAGCTAAGAGATTAGCATTAGGTGATTCTTCAAGTTGAGTAGACAACCAATTAAGATTATTCTTATTTGGTTTCTCAATCTTGAATACATCCTTCCAATATCCAAATTCAGGGATATGTATAGCCAATTGATCATAATCACAAGTATTAAACTTATTGATATGTTGCATAACTATTTGGAAGAATCTTTTCTCACCTGCACCACCTCTTGCATCACGTGCCCAAAATAAAATCTTGTAAGCAAGATTCTTATTCTCTGCACATGCACGGTCAAAAGCAAGTATAATATCAGATTCACTGATGTTTCTACTGGCACCTGCTATGAAGAACAAATCTAAACAATAGTTTAAACTTGTTGAATGAGTAATAGCTCCATTAGCAGTTGTGGAGTTATACTGTCTTGTTGCGTTAACTAGTCCTGACATATATTTGAGTTTAATTGGTTACTAAATTATTGTGGGAAGGCACCCACCTCCCTTTCAGGAGGTAGGTTTTTGGTGACTAACAGAATACAAATAAACCTACCTAAATAATTAGGAGAAGATGCCTTCCCGGGCAGTCATTACATAAGCAATGACCATTCTTCATTTGTAGTTTATTTTTTGTGCTGAAGTATTCTTCACACCAATGTTGGCCCCTCTGCACTCAGTTGTAATAACACAATCAGCTGGCTATATATACCAAGCACTTCTATTTCTATACAAGCATTAGAGTTTAAACAAAAGCTGTTCTCTCTAAGAGAGTAACTACGGCTGTATGCCATACTTATGTCCTAAGCGTATTAATAGGTGTATTACAACTGCTCACCCTTGGGAAATGAATTGTGGTGCATTAACCAGGCTACTTTTTATATTCTAATATTAAATAGAATTGCTGTAGTAGCCTTTACTTTACAGAATACTGAACCAATTAAACTATATTATAATTTAAATTTGCTGAAGTATTCTTTAAATAAGCCTTTTGTCTACATGCTCAGGTATACGACGAATATCACGTCCTTTCTATTGGTACTCTCACAAGGTTGCAACCCTTGACATATTCCTACCTCTAAAGTTAGAGCCGTTCACCACTTCTACTGAATATGTTATCCTGCAATTGGATGAGAGTGTTTAATCTTTACCCTATTCTCTTATTAGGTTATGTAAAGACTTTAAAATTGTGGCAGTGTTTGAGAATAACTGGTGGAGTCTTACCCTAGTAATCATTCCTGATTACACCTTGGCAGGACTTAAGGAACTCCACGTACTTTGGCCTTGTTAACTTAAATGAAAAAGTACATAAAATATTCGGGTAACTCACTTCCCTAGTTTAGTTGGCACTAAGAGTAATAATTGTGCCTTGTTAAAACAATAAAGAGCAGTTTTATATCCTACTCAGGATAGTATGGTTAATCCGGCAATATAAATAGCGGGAGACCATTCTTGTCAAGCACTCTTCTAACAATTTTGCCATTAGAATACTTAACATACTGTACAAGGTGTAAGTTACCTTGTATAAGGTGAATCATAGTTTTGAAAATCATAACTAAAGATTTTTAAGGGTTAATAAATATATGTTGAGGTGATTAGTTTAAGGTGCAAGTGAATAATCAGGCACAGGTGCATTAGTTAATACTACTACTAATCCTACGGCAGGATGGTGGTATCTATTAACTTCGCGGAAGCCTCTCTTCTCTTCTTCTTGTATAAGAAACTCAATAGAGACATTAAGCTGTAAAGCATAGTCCTCTGTAATAATAATTCTTGTTATACAATTCATAGGTATATATATTTAATTGGTTACACAATCAGTAGTTAGCTATATAAAATCCTTAAATATACTATACTATTATAGTAGAAAGTATAAGGATAAATATAGAAGAGAGATATAGTAGGTTAATTATAAGCTAATTACATACAATTATTTAAACAAAAGTATACGCGCACGCGTAAGGTTTAAATAAAACAAACAATAATAAAAGAAAAATATATATAATATCTTCCTTTGTTAGTTTGTAAATATGTAAATACTTTATACAACCTACTACACAACAACTCCCTTGGGATACAACACCATTTGTACCCTTTCAAAATTAGGGTTAGCAAAAAAGAGGGATTTTAAAAAACAAAAAGAGAGAGTTTTTACACTCTCTCTTGTTTTTATTTGCAAGACATTACTCGCTATCAGCGATAGGGTCTTGCAAATTTGCAGGGTTGCCTTGTGCTGCAGACTTTACTAAGTCAAGTGCCTGGCTCGAGATAGATGTACCCCGTACATCAGAGACAGTTTGACGTGTAAATTCTGCTGTAAAGGCAGCATTGCCATAGGAAGCGGCAGTATTCACGGAGTTAATACTGTTACGGGTTGAGCTATGGTCAATCCAGTAAGTGAACTGGCCACCCAGTTCCCCGCTTTTAACATCGTAAAGAACCTTACCACTGGTATCAGTGTTAAGGGGCATACGTCCAACCATTTGGACTGTGCCATCTTCTTTACGACGAACTTGCCACCCTTGGCTAGTTCGCCATTCAACATAGTTGTTAATTTCTGCCGGAGACCCCGATAGGGAGTAGTAGGCTTTAACAACTTGAATGGTGTTACCGTCCTTGTCGTAGACAAGGTTACCCTGCTTATCTCTCAAGAGAACAGGGTTTCCTTCCTTGTCTTTAGCAGGGAAGGAATAGTCAAATTTTGCTTTCATAAATTTGAAAGTTAAAAGGTTATGTGCAACATTGCCTTTTAACATTAGGGTTAGCCAGAAAAGGGTGTGTGCTGTAAAAAACTTTTTTTGGCTTTGGAAAAAAAGTTTTGTGGAATGTTAGCCCAAGGACCCCTGTGTGATTGATGGGGGGTACCCGCCTGGCCGAGCAGGGCCGGGGGGTCCATTAGGAGGGATCCATAAGAACCTATAGTACATAAAATTTTTACTATAGGAAAATTGTTTACCTTTGCACCATGAAAAAAATTAAAGTTATTTGGTATTTAGTTTGTCTTGTTATAGGTACGGTTATTGGGTATTTTCTTACTGGGTGTAAGTCTGCTCAAAAGTGTGATGCCTATGGGGCTATTAGTGTTAAGGGGTATGATTATGTTCAAGTGGTTGGGCTTACAGATACTGTCCCGACTTTTGGGGAGGAGTTATTACATCTACCACAGGGAGAGTATGAGGTAAAGATGTGGTCAGAAACAGATGCTAAAACACTAAGAGTTAAATTATAATTCTTATATTAGTATATGAAAAAGTTTGACATGGGTAAGTATGTTCTCCTTGTAGGGGATAATGCTACCGAGATCTTTGATTACTACAAAGTTCCAGAGATGCACGGGTTAAACAGAGCAGATGCACAAGCTGAAGAAGTAGATAAGACTAAAGGTAATGGAGTTTACATATATGGTCTTACTAACTATGATCCGGCTGATAAAAAACTTACAGGTAAAGATCCATACAAACCTTTCTTGTTTTTGAATATGGGTACTTTCAAGAAGTATAGTCTTACAGAAAAAGCCACAGCTATTATGCATGAAACTATACACATGGCTCTTTTGCTTTACAAGTGGGATGTTGATAATAAAGAAGAAGACATTACTACTTTTGCCGAAGATGAAGCTAATAAAATTATTGCTAAACTAGATCTTGATAAGAAAGAACAACCAAAGAAAAACTTTTTTAAGAAATAATGGCATATATAGAACACAACTTTTTTCCGCTCAAAGTATTTGTTAGGAATGAATACATGTACCAACATACTAAAGGTCATGGAGAATTTACCCCGGGGGTAATTATATCTGTAAGATGTCTACCGGGACAAGCAGCATTGTTCCAAGTACTCTTAGAGAATGGCGTACTTAGAGATAAGTTACCAAGTCATGCTTTACTTACAGAACCAGAGTTACCAGATCCAGATCTACCATTTCATTTTCTACAGATATGGAATTGTTTTTCATATAACTTTACAATAGTGCACTTGTCATATCTTTATGATACCCCTGTTGAGGTGTATATGAAGGACCACAAGTTCTATCCGGGTAAATACTATGCTACAATAAACTGGGGTAGTGGAGATATTAACACTGACATATCTTTAGCAGAAGATCCATTAGAACATAAGAGTCACCATGTAATTTTACTTGACAATGGACAAATAGCACTTCAACCAAACAATAGAATTAAATGGTCTGAGCCTAGTTTTGTTACTAAACCATTTCCTGAAAAACCAGACTATCTAGTTAATAAAGATTACTATAACTGTGAGGGATTTGACAAGTGGCACACAGAAGATTCAGAAAGAATGTTCTATGATAATTAATAATTTAGTATATTGATAGTACTAAATAATATATCATGGCAAAAGTAAAAGAACTAACTACAAACATTACTAAAACAAAAGTATCCCGTCCAGGTGTACATGCTAAGACTAAAACCAGTCAACTTAAATCTAGTAAGAAATATAAAAAGTTATATAGAGGACAAGGTAAATAAATATTTTGTATATTATATATATATATTAATTAATTTTTTAAATTATGCCTACTCCTCTTTTTCCATTTGTTTGGCAATACAATAATCAAACAATAAATACTCTTGCTAATGATATAGCAGGTCTATTACCTCAATATGATGACTATACAACAAATGTTGCTATTCTTCCCCCACCTGCTCTACCATTTATTATTTGGCCAACACTAACTCAATCGGGTACAAAAGTTATTGACTTACACACATTAACACCAAATCTTCCAATAAATAATTTAAGTGGTTGGAAACTTACAGGTCAAGTTTTATTACAAAATGCAAATACATATACCATACCTTTAGGTATAATAACAGTAAGTGATCCTAATACAAATGGACCAGGAGTATTAAGTAGTGGATTTTTCTCATGGAATACATCTGGTTCAGTTCTTTCAGATATTGGAGGTCTTGTACAAATAAACGAACCATTGGGACCATTCAATACTGTTACTGATATAAATCAATTAAACACTCAAAATTACGCAAGAATAAATTTTGTACAAACTATGAACTATGTAACACCATATGTTGTTGATTATACATTAGAATTAAAATTAGAATCTTGCCCGTTCACTATTCCAACTGTTGGTCCATTAGAAACAATAGTTTCATTTGAAATTGAATTTTTAGTAAATGATACATGCACTGTAACATATGTCCCATAAAAAGATAGTTTAATTTATAACCCTCCTATTTATAGCGAGGGTTTTTTATTTTAAAATATTTATTATATTTGTCTGTGACTCTAGAAGAAAAAGTACTTTGGGAAAAGGCTACTTCACTTGCAGAAGATAATCTGGAAGCTAGAGAATTGTTTGAAAAATTAAAAACCAATAAAATGCAGTTAAAAGGAAGAAGGGTTTTATTAAATAAACCAGAAGTAAAAGAATCTCAATTTGAATTAAGTGAAGCTGACAAGCTTGCTCTTGAAATGGACATGCGAAAGACATGGACTAAACTAGAAGTTTATGCTATAGGGGATGAAGTAGAATCAGTAAAGGTAGGGGATAAAGTATATATGGGAATTACCGGGCTACAAGCATCTGAAGCAGTAGAGCTTGAAGATGGTATTAAACTAATGGTTGCTGAAAGAGACATTGCAATTATTTGGTAATTATATTATATTTGTAATATGGAATCACAAATGAATTTTAATGAAATTAAGATTTATTCTTTTGGAGACATCTTGGTTGGATTAGACTCTGAAGAAATTAATGAGTCTGAAGAAATTATTGAGCTTAGAAAAACATTTTCTAAATTAGCAGAAGACTTAAAAGAGAATTATAATCTTAATAGGTCCCCAGTAAAAAGTCTATTGTTTGATCAAGCCATAGGAGATCTTACAAGAGCTTTGTTAATGTCAGAAAAACTATTAAAAATGAAATAATGAAAATTATTGCTTTTATATCTGGTCTTGTTGTAATTGTATTTTTGTTATTTTTAGCAAGAGCACTAAACAAACCTATCTATAATAAAATGCATAATGTTTGGCATGATGATCCTTATGGAAGAACTATTGCAGATGGATGTATAATAATTGCAATAGCTACTGCATTTTTATTAGGCCTACTACTATAGCCTGTATCTCTCTTCTCCAAGGTTAATACAAACACAGGCTGATCCCCAGATTTTTTTTCTGGGGATTTTTTTTATTTAAATAATTTTTTGTATATTATAGATATAGTATATAATTATTTTTAAAAACAAAAAGTCATGGATATTTTAAATTTTATTTCTTGGATTAAAGCCGGAAACTACAGAGAATCTCTTCCTACAGATGTTCCTAATTTATTAGCTATTGGAGCTAAAGACCCAAGTAGAGATGATAGCTATTTACCATTAGCAGTAAATGCAGAACCACTTCAAGCACTATATGATAGTGGTAAAGTTACTCAACTAGTTGTACCATCTAATCCTGTAACTCTTGATACACGTAATGGTGTTATTGAAACTGTTGCTCTTGGTACTGCAGCAACTGGGCAAGAAACATTTACATTTAATAATACACATCTTACAGTAAGATCAACTGTATTATTAACAGTAGAATATTCTGGTACTGGATTTCCAGTAGTTAGCTTTAATACTTTAGCTGCAGGATCATTAGTATTAACTATTTCTAATGTTGATACAATTAATGCATTAAGTGGTCCCGTATTTATACATTTTATAGTTATTAATGATTAATAATTTTACTAAGTAGAAATACTAACTTTATATAAAATATACTAATTATGTCAGTAGGAAATTTAAAAGATTACGGAAATAAAGGAAATAATTTCCCGTATCAACTAAAATCACTTGAAGGATTAGAATGTGCTTGTAAGCAATTATCAGCTATTAATAATAAAAGTGCTTTTTCTAATATAACAATAAGCACATTTACAGATGTTACACCTGCTGCATTAGCAATTCAAATACAATCTTTATTTTCAGCTTTCCCCAATAGTCAGTTAATATCTCAAAATATTATCTGGGATGGTACAAACTATATAGCATTTATTACACATACAATATAAATGAAAAAGGCTTTGTTTATTTTATTAATGCTTGTACTAGTTACAAGTTGTTCAATAGAAAAAAAACTTGCTAAGTATTGTCCTTTGTGTACTCAAAAAGACAGTACAGTAACTGTAATACAGTATAAAGATACAACAATAGAAATCCCAGGAGAAACTGTATTTATAGAAGATACTCTATTCTGTGATTCTCTTGGTAATGTATATGCTTCTAGACTATCTGAAAAAGACGGCACAATACTTAAACTTCAAGCTAGAATAAAAGAGAATAAATACAAAGTAATAGCTAAGACAGATACTATTTACAAACTTGTTCCCGGCAATACTATTTATAAAACACAAGTAGTAACTAAAACATTAAAACCAGAAAAGATAAAATATACCCCTGGAATTTTAATTTTTCTAGGCTGGAGTGGTGGAATATTTTGGTTATTTATTATATTATATATTATATATCGTATAGTTTTAAATAAATTAAATAGAATATGAAAACAAAAATATCATTGTGGGTTTTAGGAATATCTTCTTTTTTTGCTCCAGTAGAACTTATGGCAATTATATTAATGTTTATCATATTTGTAGATACAGTAGTTAAATTAATCTCACTTAGAAAAATTGCTAAAGAAACTAATAGAAGATACAGAGATGTATTTAAATCTAGAATACTTAGACAGGGATATGTTTATAAAGCTTTAGGATATTATATTGTAGCAGGTGCAATTTTTCCTTTAGACTATTATGCACTCACACCATTTGCTAATGGATTACTTAGTTTCTTAGGGTTTTCTTTTATAATTACTGCTAGTGCAATATTTACTAATATATTACTTGGTATATTTGCAATTATAGAACTTGCTTCTATTAATGAAAATTGGTTTGATATTACAGGAAACAATGTACTTAAAAAGACATGTGATACAGTAAAAAAATTAAGGAAAGGATTAAAAGAAGCATCAGATACTTATAAAGACATTAAGAACTAATGAAGCTAGATATAAATAAAATTATTCAAGCAAGATTAGACTCAGATCAGTTTTTTGCTGAAGAGTCCAAGAAGACACAAATCTATCTGCATCATACAGCAGGTGGAGGCAATGCAGTAGCTGTATCAAGGTTTTGGAATAGTAATGATACAAGAATAGCAACTGCATTTGTTATTGGTGAAAATGGAAATATAGTACAATGTTTCTCATCTAAACACTGGGCTTGGCATTTAGGAATTGATGCAGAAGACTTTGCAAAAAATGGTGCAAAGTACCAGAACTTAAATAAACTTTCTGTAGGTATAGAAGTTTGCAACTGGGGCCCATTAAAACTCCGCAATGGCAAATACTATAATTATGTAAATGGTGTAGTTCATCCATCTAATGTAACAACTCTTGAAACACCATTTAAGGGTACTAAATATTGGTACAAATATTCAGATGCACAGATTGAATCTTTAAGACAATTAGTAGAATACTTATGTGATACATATGATATTCCTAAGACTTATAGATCAGAAATTTGGGCAATAGATAAAGAAGCATTTAAAGGAGTTCCTGGAATATATACACATAATTCAGTAAGAAAAGATAAGAGTGATATGTATCCAGATCCTAAAGTAATAGAAATGTTAAAAAACCTATAGTATGAAATTTAGAAACTCTTGGAAATCATCTGCAAAACAATGGGACAAAATAATGATTAGATTAAGAATCTCATCATTAGATATCTTTTCATTTGAGATGGATATTTCTAGAAACTTTTATTTATTATCAATATTAAACTTTACAATTAAAAATAGATAGTATTTAATTTTCTCTAAGTAAGATAATCCAGGTATATACTATACCTGGATTTTTTATTTAAATTTCTTTTATTTAAACTTTTTATGTATATATTTGTGTAAACTATATAAATTAAAGTAACATGGAAACAACAAACCAACCAGAAATGGAGATGACTCCAGAACAACTAGAAGAGCAAAAAGAAAAGATGCTTGAGTTTTACAAAACTTCAATGCCTTATTTAAAAGCTCAATATGAGTATGAAAAAATGCTTTTAGAAATTGATGAAACAAGATTTAAAAGATCAAGTATTCAGTATCAATTTGCTATGATGATGAATCCCCCTCAAGAAGAGGATGACCAAGAAGAAATATCTGAGCCCACAAAAGCAGAAAGTAGAAAGCTTAAAAGAGGATAATCATGGCTGTAGTAAATCAAGTACAGAAAAGAGTAAGAATGCCTAAATGGGATGTAGTTAAATTCCAAATTCTTACACACTGCTACATTAAGAGAATAAATCTTAGTGACTCAGATCTTAATTGCTTGACTTTACTAAGTTTTAATGAACCAATAGAATTAACAGACTTTTGTTATGATGCATCTTCTGAAGAAGAGCCAATATTTAAATCTCCGCAAACTGTAAGAAACAGTGTAAATAAAGCTGAGAAAAATAATTTGGTAATTAAAGATGCATCTAACAAAAAGTTAATTAAACTAAATCCAGATTTAAAAATTCAGACAGAAGGAACTATTCTTTTAGATTACAAATTTTTAGGGGATGAATCCAAGGAAGGCTAAAAGAATATATGAAATAGTTTCTGAGGATCTGAATATTAAAAAAGATTTAGTTGAAGACTTAGTAGAGTTTTATTATAAGGATGTTAGAAAGTTGCTCACTAACTTAGAGTATCCAAGAATAAATATAGATGGTCTTGGTCAGTTTATGGCAAAACCAAAAGCAGTAGCTAGTTCAATTGATAAGATAACTAAATCACTTGATGGTCATGATACTTCTACATTCAAAGCATACCATAATAAAAAAGCAATGGAAAATAAACTAGAGCTATTATTAAAACTAAGCTCTAAGTTAGAACAGGTAAATAATAGAAAAGAAGAATTTTTAAAAACCAAAAACAATGAAGAACGTACTTAATTTAATTTGGCAAAATAGATCTCAAATATTTGAGGGTATCAAAAACTCTGTCATTAGGGATGAAACAGTAGAAGAAATATCTAGATTAAGATATGACATCTGTGATGAGTGTCCAGAAAAAGGTAAGAAGTGTGCAGTAAAAGGAACAGCTCCTTGTTGTAATGAGTGTGGGTGTTCACTTGCTTTTAAAACTAGATCATTATCATCTTCATGCCCATTGGGTAAATGGGAAGCTATCATTACTGAAGAACAAGAAGAAGAATTAGAGAAACTATGAGACCAAATATAGAGTGGTGGAAATTGTTGATAGTATTTATATCGGCAATAGTTTTGGAAGCAAATAGCATAGCGGGCTTTAGGTTTCTTATGGATAAGAATTGGATAGGTATGGTGTTGATGGCTTTTGTTAACCCTTTCCTATGTTTGCCCTTAAACCACTTCACTATTGAGGTAAAGGAATTTAAGCAAAGAGTATGGATAGCGGCAGCATTCAGCACAGGCTTCGCCATTGGAATAATAACTATAAGACCTTTTTTTGTATGAGTATAGTATTTAATGCCAAAGATCATAGCTATAAAAGTAATGATGGCTCAGAGATAACTTGGATAAGTGTAACCACACTAGTATCTCATTTTAAAAAACCTTTTGATGCAGAAAAAATAGCAAAGAAGGTTTGTAAAAATAAGAGATCAAAGTGGTATGGTCTTAATCCAAAAGACATTATTTCTATTTGGAATGCTGAATCAGAAAGAGCAGTAACTCTTGGTACATATTATCATAACCAAAGAGAAGCTGACTTATGTTCTTTATCTTCAATGGAAAGAGAAGGTACAACAGTACCAGTATTTAAACCAAATGATTTAACAGATGGTATTAAACTTGCTCCTTCACAAAAATTAGAACCAGGCGTGTATCCAGAGCATATGGTTTATCTTAAATCAGTAGGCATCTGTGGTCAGTCAGATCTCGTAGAAGTAGTCAATGGTAAAGTAAATATTATTGATTACAAAACTAATAAAGAGATTAAGACTGAATCTTACAAAGATTGGGAGGGAGTTTCTGAAAAGTTACTCTCTCCTGTATCTAACTTGGATGACTGTAATTTTAATCATTACAGTTTACAGTTAAGTATTTATATGTATATGATATTAAAACACAATCCTAAATTGCAACCTGGGAAAATGTTTATTCATCATATAATATTTGAAACAGAAGGAGAAGATAGATATGGATACCCACTAACTAAGTATGATGATAATGGGGATCCTATTGTTAAAGATGTATCACAAATTGAGATACCCTATTTAAAAGATGAGGTAACAGCTATTATGCATTACTTACATGATAATAAAAATAAAATTAAAAAGAAATGATTGTAAAACTATTTGATATACAGAATGGTAAAGTAATTCCTACAGAGCATTGCTATACTTTAAAAGCTCTTAAGATGGTAATGGATAACTATCCTGATGATTATATTAAGATTTACCAGTACTTATTTTATATGACCTGCCCTAATCCAGATCTTAATCCATTTTTTTATACACCGGACATAGATAAAGAACAACTAATTCTTGAACAAATAGGTGCAGAATTTTCTACTGAAGATGAAGATATCTTTATAGCGCTACAGTTTTGCCAGAGAATGTATGAAACACCTACATCCAGAGCATATAAAGGTATTGCATCTATGTTAGATAGATTAGGTAGATATATGGAAACTACACCTATTACACATGGGCGTGATGGTAATATTACAGCTTTAGTAAATGCTGCTAAAAACTATGAGGCTATTAGAGCATCATTTAAAGGTGCATATAAAGATCTACAAGAAGAACAATCTAGTAGAGTAAGAGGCGGTATTGGAATGGCATATGATCAGTAATGGAGATATTTGAAAACATACCAACTTACGATAATGGAACTTGGACTGTTACAGATTTTTCTTCAAGAGAAGAATTTTCTAAATTTATAAGAGATATTTTTAAAGAACCTGGTAAATATAAATTTGATGAAACTAGCTTACTATTTAATTCTGAATCAAAAAAATTTAGAACAAACGGATATTATTGCGACTCACCATTTAAATCCAAAGATTTTATCAATTACTGGGATGATCAAAAACTCAAATGTAGAAGAGGAGTCATCTATAAGTCAGGAGAACATACCTGGTATGTTACAAGAGATTATTATATGTGGCTTAACTTCTTACCAATATTTGATAAGGAACAACAAATTTTTGACTTTGCAAAAATACGTGACGCCCAGTATCACATGGCCCTCTATGAATTATTGGCAGAGCTCAACTATAAGCATGTAGCCATTCTTAAAAAACGTCAGATAGCTTCTTCTTATTTTCACATGGCTAAGCTATTAAATCAACAATGGTTTGAAGCTGGTGTTACTTTAAAGATAGGAGCAAGTCTTAAAGACTATATAAATGAAAAAGGATCTTGGAAATTTTTACAAGAGTATGCTGCATTTTTAAATGAACATACAGCATGGTATCGACCTATGTCACCAGATAAAGTAATGATGTGGCAACAAAAGATTGAAGTTAGAAAAGGTGATAGAAAAGCAGAAGTTGGTCTTAAAGGTACTATACAAGGAATGTCATTTGAGAAAGATCCTACAAATGGTGTAGGGGGGCCGGTAAAGTTTTTTTTCCATGAGGAAGCTGGTATTGCACCAAAAATGGATCAGACATATGAGTATATGAGACCAGCAATGAGATCTGGTTTAATTACAACAGGGATGTTTATAGCTGCAGGATCTGTTGGAGATTTATCTCAGTGTAATCCTCTTAAGGATATGATCCTAAATCCCACATCTAAAGATATCTATGCAGTAGAAACAAATCTAATAGACAGTAAGGGAACAGAAGGTCTTTCAGGTTTGTTTATTCCTGAGCAGTGGTCCATGCCACCACATATTGATCAGTATGGTAATTCACTTGTAGAAGATGCATTAGAAGCACTTGAACAACAATTTGAACAGTGGAAGAAAGATTTATCTCCAGAAGACTATCAGTTAAGAATATCTCAGCATCCTAGAAATATTGAAGAAGCATTTGCACATAGATCTGTATCTGTATTTCCACCACATCTTGTTGCAGCACAACAAAGAAGAATAGATGAGAAAGAATATGCATATGAATTCTTAGATATATTCTATGATGAAAATGGTAAACCTAAAGTAAAGGAAACTAATAAGTTACCTATAATGCAATTTCCTGTGTCTAAAAAACTTGAAGATAAAACAGGATGTCTTGTTGTTTGGGAAAGACCAATTAAAGATGCAGAGTTTGGAAACTATTACGCATCCATTGACCCTGTATCAGAAGGTAAGACAACTACCTCAGAATCACTCTGTTCCATATATGTAATGAAAGCCCCAGTTCAAGTAACTAAAATTACTGGTACAGAATCAGAAACTTATATAGAACAAGATAAAATAGTAGCTGCTTGGTGTGGTAGATTTGATGATATCAATAAAACTCACCAGAGATTAGAACTAATAATAGAATGGTATAATGCATGGGCACTTATAGAAAGTAATATCTCTTTGTTCATACAGTATATGATATCTAAAAAGAAACAAAGATATCTTGTACCTAAAAGTCAAATTATGTTTTTAAAAGATCTTGCATCTAATACTAATGTTTATCAAGAGTATGGTTGGAGAAATACTGGTAATTTATTTAAAGGTCACTTATTAAGCTATGCTATTGAGTATTGCAAAGAAGAATTAGATACAATAACAAAACCGGATGGTACTATAGTTAAAACAACATATGGAATAGAAAGAATTCCAGATCCCATGTTGATCAAAGAAATGCAAGAATATGCTGATGGTGTTAACGTGGATAGACTTGTTGCATTTACAGCTCTTGTTGCATTCATGAGAATCCAACAATCTAACAGAGGTTATTCAAAAAGAATGATTATGGATGACGCAGCTAAAAACTTGCAAAAGTCAGAAAATTTGTTTAAATTATCTAGTAGTCCATTTAGGCATATGGGTAAAAACGGTAAATTAACAAATGGTCAAGTATTTAAAAGATCACCATTTAAAAATATAAAATAACTATGCAAGTATATAACGCATTACAGTTAAAGAAAGGGGCAAAAGCTGAAAATAATAAATTAGGCACGGTTACACAACCTCTACAATTCTTACCAAAAAAAGAAAAAGACGAAGCTTGGGCAGCTTGGAATTTAGATTGGTTAGAGTGGAATGGTCTCAAGCAAATCAGAAGAAACGCAAGAAGATTATCTAAAAATTATAAACTTGCAAAAGGAATTATAGATAGAACAGATTACATTGTAGAAGAAGATAATGAATATAAAGATGTTATTGAACTACTTACAAAAGAAGATTCTTCAGCATTAGAATTAAAGTTTTATCCAATTATTCCAAATGTTATTAATGTTCTTGTAGCTGAATTTGCTAAGAGATCTACTAAATTAACTTATAGAGCAGTGGATGAGTTCTCATATAATGAGATGCTTGAGCAAAAAAGAAAAATGATAGAAGATGTTCTTATGGAAGATGCAAAGATGAAAATATCTTCTGCATTAATGGAACAAGGTTTAGATCCTGCATCTGAAGAATTTATGCAAGAAACATCTGATGAAAAACTAAAAACTCTTCCAGAAATAGAAATGTTCTTTAAAAAGGATTATAGATCCATGATAGAAGAATGGGCTTCTCATCAACATAAGGTAGATGTAGAAAGAT